AACACACAGGATGAACAAACTCAAAAGTAAAGGACTAATACCATTAGATACAGGAGTAATCGTTGATAGTGGTCAAATACTTAAAGGTACATCTACGTTGTATTCAATGAATGAAGATACTAATAACCTTGAGGTTAAGTCTCAATGGGTAAAAACTGATGTTCCTAAGACAACAGCCATCGAACAATTTCAAGAAGCAATAGATAGCATTTTAGAGATTGTTAAAAAGACTAAGATTAAACCGATAAAAAGACCTATATCAAACGATACAGAAACAATGTCAGTTTATACAATAGGTGATGCTCATGTTGGAATGTTGGCATGGGATAAAGAAACAGGAGCAGATAATGATTTATGTACAACTCAAGCAGACTTACTTAGTTCTATGGGGTTACTTGTGGAACAAGCTCACTGCAGTAACGAGGCTTTTATCGTGGATGTTGGGGATTGGTTTCACTCTGATAATCAGAACAACACTACTTCTAAGTCTAATAATAGTCTTGATGTTGATGGCAGGTATCCGAAAGTTCTCGAAATAGGATTAAACTTAACTATAAAACTTATTGACATGGCACTTGCTAAACATCAAACCGTAAGATGGAGAAGTGCGATAGGTAATCACAATGAACATTCTGCAATAATGATGACAGCATTTATAAAAGCATGGTATAGAAACGAAGATAGAGTAATTGTTCATGATACACCAAATATGTTTATGTATCATTCATTCGGTAAAAACTTAATAGGGATAACACATGGACACACTTGTAAAGCAGAAAAACTTGGTGAAATTATGTCAGTCGATTGTGAAGATAGATGGTCAGATAGCAGATATAGATATTGGTACACTGGACACATCCATCATCAATCAGTTAAAGAGTTCCCTAGTTGTGTCGTTGAGACGTTTAGAACACTTGCAGGAAAAGATGCTTGGCACTCAGCGTCAGGGTATAGAAGTGGACAAGATATGCGATCAATAACTTTACATAAAGAATTCGGAGAAATAAGCAGAAACACAGTAAGCCTTGCAATGGCTAGGAATAAGGAGAAGTAAGATGATAAATATGTTACAATACTAAAAAAGGATTACAAATGACAAAAGAAGAAATACTAGAATTACACAAAGACAAAAGACAAAAATGCACTGTATTTACGAGAGTAATGGGTTATCACAGACCAGTGGAGTCTTTTAACATCGGCAAGACAGGTGAACATAATCAAAGAACCCAATTTGTGGAGAGATAAGAAGTAATGGCAAACAGTCCTATACTTACTGATAAGCAAGAAGCCTTTGCAATAGAATACAATCTTAATGGAGGCAATGCAACAGCAGCATATAAGAAGTGTTATGATGTAGGAGAGAATGCAACAGATGGCTCAATGTGGGTAGCTGCTCACAATGTACTTCACAACGCTAAGGTTTCAGTAAGGGTAGATGAATTAAGGAAACAAAGATTTAGTAAAAAGATATTATCAGTTGAGGAAAGAAAAATACTCTTGTCTGAATTGATAATAGGTGGAGAGATTAAAGCACATGAGATACTTAATAAGATGGAAGGTGTTTATGTTGAGAAAGTACAAGTCAATACACCTGATAATAAAAGAAGTGGTGTTAATGAACTGTATAAAGCGGTAGGAGAGACTAAGAAGTGAACAATCTGACCTGTATAGAAGGTTTAAAACCATTTTGGACTACACCATCAAGATTGAAGATATTATATGGTGGTCGTGGCTCAGGTAAATCATATTCAGCAGCTACTCATGTAATGATGGCATCTCGTGAAGTAACACTCAATATACTATGCTTGAGACAACTACAAAACTCAATTAAGCAATCTATATACACATTAATCAAAGACTTAATATACCAGCAGGGCATCCAAGATGAGTTTCAATTCACAATAGCAGAGATACGACACCTACATACTGGCTCAGTATTTAAGTTTATGGGTATCAGTCGTAATGTAGATGAAATCAAATCAACAGAGAATATTGATATTTGCTACATAGAGGAAGCTCATGCACTCACTAAAGAGCAATGGGATATCATTAGCCCAACTATTCGTAAAGAACACTCAGAAATAATAATACTATTTAATCCACAGCATAGAACAGACTTTGTTTTTAATAACTTTGTGGAGAAGCCACCAAAGAACGCATTAGTAAGAAAAATTAACTATGACGAAAACCCTTATCTTTCTCAGACACTACGAGATGTAATTGAAGAAGATAAAGCCAAAGATTATGATGAGTATATGCACATTTACGAAGGTGTTCCAAGAGAGGGTGACGATAGAGCTTTGTTTGCATATAATGATATTGAAGTAGCAATGGATGGTGACTTTACAGGAGTGGATCAATCAGGAGTTTATTCGATAGCAGCTGATGTTGCACGATATGGAAGAGATAAAAGTGTTACAAGTAAGCGAGAAGGCTTTAGAATATTTGACCTTCAAACATATAAAGACTATAACACTATGGAGTTCGCTACAGTAATTAGTAATGATTACAGCAGAGCTAAGACACCAGATGCAGTATTTGTGGATACTATCGGAGTTGGTGCAGGAGTTTATGATAAACTATTACAAATGGGTGTTCGTGGTTGTGTTGAAGCGAATGTATCAATGAAAGCAGAAGAATTAAAAGTGTATCAGAATAAGAGGGCAGAGATGTACTTCAATCTGAAGAAGTTTGTAGAGAATGGTGGTAAGCTCCCAAATGATAAAGAACTCAAAGAAGAACTACTCGCATTAAGATACTTTTATAATCAAACAAGTGGCAAAATACAGCTGATAAGTAAAGATGACCTCAAAGAAGAACTTGGTCGGTCACCTGATAAATCAGATAGTGTTGCACTTCACTTCTTTAGAAGAGTTAGACCAATGAGCATGAGAAATACAAACCAACAACAAGGAAGTAGTAATGACTGGAATGTTTATGACTAAAGAAGACCAAGAAGAGTTTGACAAGTATACTAAAGAACAAATCTATGAAGCATATCTAAGTGAAGTAGATGCAAGGAAGAAATTAAATGATGAGGTAATTAAACTAAATAGATTACTTGCAGAGATAAGATTTGCAGCGGATAAGAGAAATGTTAAGTAAAATATGTAAGATATTTGCAGAAGTAGGAATATCTAAAGAATGGCTTTATGCACTTAGTATTGGAAAGACAACATTCTATAATGACGACACGATAATACTGAATTACTTCATTGCAAATGATATTTGTGTGATAAATAGTGGCTCAATCAGAAATGCTAAATTTACTAAAAGTATGCTAAAAGACATAAAAACACTCATAAATGAGCATAAAAGTGTGATAATATCATCAAATGTTGATACTATTGACAATTACCTAAAAAAATATAATTTTAGATATAATAGTGAGAAGCAAATTTATGAACGAGGTATAACATGGGAATAGAAACAGCATTAATAATTGGTGCAGTAGCATCAGCAAGTACAGCAGCATACTCTATTTATTCAGGAGAGAAAGCTAAGAAGAAAGCTAAATCAGATGCAGCAGCAGCAGACGCAAAGCTTAAGAAACAAGAAGACTTGATTGCTAAAGAAGAAGCTAAGCAAGAGAAAGTAGCTGGAGAACGGAAAGAAAGACTATCACAAAGACAGCTATTGACTGGAAGTGAAGTTGGAATAACTGGTGAAGAAGTTAAACCATCACTACTAGGAGCAAGTACATGATGTATCATACAGCAGAATACACAGTATTAAAGAGTAAAGTAGGAGAAGCAGATAAAGTTATTAAACCTTTTGAGAAGTTTGAAGCATTTACTGGTGACTACATAGCATGTTATTTTGCAAGAGTTAGAGATGAAGATGAAAAAATCGTAATGGAAATCCAAGGTGGTGACAATATCAAGGGAGTTGGAGAGATGCCAAAACCTAAACCTAAAAAGACTTCAGTTAGCAAGGAATAATAATGGCAATTGATTATGAAAAGTTAATTAAACGAATAGAAGCAGCTAAAGCCTCTAAACATTTATGGAATGACCACTTAAGAGAGTGCTATAGATATGCAATGCCACAACGTAACACTATTGATAAGTGGAGTAAGGGTGAAAGAAAGCGTGAGTATGTATTTGACTCAACTGCTGAAGATAGCTTAGAAGATTTTGCAACAAGAATGGAAAGCGAATTAGTTCCACCAAATATTAATTGGATGAAACTTGAAGCAGGATCAGACATACCTGAAGAAGAAGTAGATAATGTGACAAAGTATTTAGACGAGACAACTGATATAGTATTTAATCATATAACATCAAGTAACTTCTCTTCACAAATACATGAAGCATTTCTTGACTTAGGTATATCAACTGGTGCAGTAATCGTTGAAGCTGGAGATGGTATTCAATCATCGTTAAACTTTAGATGTATCTCTTTATCAGAAGTAATACTTGAGCAAACAAGCAAAGGTATTGTAGAGAATGTTTATAGAGAGTTTAAGATACCAGTATCTGACATTACTTCTATATGGTCTAAAGCTAAACTAACTGATAGTATCAAAGAATTAATTCAAAACAAACCTACAACTGAAGTTGAATTGATTGAAGGTGTTATGCAAGAGGGTAACCAGTTTAAATCTTTTGTAATATACAAGAATGATAAACACTATTTGATTGATGAGATGTTAGACTCTAACCAATGGGTAGTATTTAGAGAGAGTACAATACCTGGCGAAACAATGGGTCGTGGTAGAGTAATGAGAGCCTTACCTGATATTAAAACTCTAAACAAAATGGTAGAAGACCACTTAAAAGCAGCAGCATTTACAGCTAATCCTATTTATACTGCAACGGATGATGGTGTAATTAACCCATATACAATCAGACTCCAGCCTGGAGCAGTAATGCCAGTAGGAAGTAACTCGAATGATAACCCTACTTTAAGACCATTACCAAGTGCAGGTGATTATAGCGTGCTTCAATACGATATCAGAGCATTACAAGATAACATAAGAAGAATACTTATTTCTAAGCCATTTGGAAATGTAGAAGAGACACCAGTTAGAACTGCAACTGAAATGAGCATCCGTAATGCAGACATGGCAAAGACCTCATTAGGTGCATCAGGTCGTATTCAAAACGAATTACTTGAAAGACTAATCGAAAGATGTGTATATGTTCTTAAACAAGCAGGAAAGATTGCAGACTTTAAAGTAGATGGAAAAGAAGTTAAGATTAAATTTACTTCACCTTCAAGTCGTTCACAAGACGAGCAACAATTAGCTGTACTTGGTAGAGCAATGGAAATAATGGCTGGACTTCCACCAGAAGTGGTAATGGAAGAAATAGCGATAGAGAAGATACCAGGAGAAATAGTAGATATTTTAGGACTTCCAGGTAAGTATAAACGAACTGATGAAGAGAAATCCAAAAGACAACAAGACAGACAACAAGAAGCAGCACAAGCACAAGCAATAGCCGCAGCAACAGTAGAAGAGGAGCAACAAGCATGACAGAAGCACAATGCAAAAAGAAATCAATCGAAATACACAAAGTAATAGTTGGTACATTTGAGACAGAGCTTGGTAAAAGATGCTTAGAAAATCTTAAACGATCTTATGTTGATAGACCTATTTATTCAGAAGGTTTATCATTTGAGCAGACTGCTTATCGTCAAGGTCAAGCTGATGTAATTAAATCAATAATAAGGGAAATAGAAAATGGCAGATAAAGAATTAGCAACCATACTAAATAGTGGTGGGATAAGTTCAATATATTTAGGAGATACTGGAAGTGAAGATAAAGTTCCTACTACAGGAGAGGTAGAAACTTTAATAGACGCTGCTCATGGTTCTGCTGCATTTAGTGACGCAGTTGGAGCAGAGACAGCTTTAACAGGAATAGTATCTATTGAAGATATCGTTTCTTTAAATACAGATATAACAAAGATAGACATTGAAGCATTTGACTACTTTATTCAAGGTGATAAATACAACTATGCAGGAATTACTGCAACTACTCCTACTATTGAAGCTGATGATAGCTCTACTTTTGTAGGGGTGGATGCTAGTGGTCTACTTTATAGTGATGATAAATTTACTGATGAAGAGAAGAAGACAATAATTCCTTTAGCAAGACTTCAAGCTGTTCAAGGAGACTCTGGACCAGGTAGTGATTTACAAGAACCTTTACATTTAACTTTTCCAATAAGTCAAGAAGGATATAACGAAAGAACATGGATTGAGAATACTATTGGTGTATTATACGCAAGTGGTGGAACATATACTGAAAATGCTACAGCAGCACTACAAGTAGATCAAGATGATGGTATATTTTATAATGCTCAAAGAAAGCGAATGGTAGTTACAACAGATACTAATATTGAAGTATCAAGTGTTTATCATGTTAGTGGTGCTCCAACAGTTCAAGACAAAGCTACGTTTGTTGTTCCTAAATTTTATGATGATGGAACAGACTTGGTCGCATTACCTGATGGTAAATATGTATCGCATACATTACTAAGAAGTCCTAAAGAAGAAGATCTATTTTTCCTAATCTATGGTGCTATTATATATGACTCATTATCACAAGCAGAAGATGCAAGAGCAGACTATAGTATCTTTCAAGACCAAGCAACATCAGGCCTGTATAAAGTAGCTAGATTTGTTGTAAAAGGTGATAGTACAAGCATAGAAGCAATACAAGATGAAAGACCTACTCATATGCTAGAAGACGCATCAACTGGTACAGGTGTTAAAGAAGCATCATCAGCGTGTATGTATTTGTCTTCACCAACTGAAACAACAATTACAACAGATGGGGTGTTTGTTAAAATAGCTGGAACAACAGATGAGGTAACAACATCAGCAGATTTTGAAACAGTTGGAGACAATAGATTTCTATATACTGGTAAAACAACAAGAAGATTTAAAGCAGAAGTAGTATGTAGTATAACTTCAGCTGGAAATAACCAGACAGTAAGAGCTAGATTTGCTGTTAATGGTACTACACTTTTACCAAGTGAGCAACAACAAGTCGGAGTAGGTACTAGAGTTGGTAATCTTGCATTAAATTGTATGCCAGAACTAGCAGAGAATGATTATATCGAGTTTTGGATTGCTAATATAGGTGCTACAAGTAATTTAACAGTTGATTATATGAACATGAACTTAATTTCAGCAGATTAGTTCTTAGTGGTCTCTTCGGAGGTCATTATAGAGCAATATGCTCAAATTTAATACAAGGATACCTGTAATGTCAGATGAAACATCACAGCCCTCAGAGAATACATCTACTGAGACAACAACAGAAGCAGTAGTAACAGATAATGGAGTTCCAACAGATACAGTAATAACGTATATGGATGGGAAATATAATTCAGTAAGTGATTTAGAAGGTGGCTATAAAGAGCTACAAAGTACATTCAGTAAGAAAACAGCTGAGTATAATGAGAAGTTAGGTGCATTTAGTGGAGCTCCTGAAGGTGACTATGAATTACCAGAAGGTGTTGAGACTTCACCAAGACTTGAAGCACTTATGACTTATGGTAAAGAAAACCAAATGAATAACGATGCACTCAATAATCTAATTGCACTTGATGCAGAAGCATCACAAAAAGCATCAACAGAATACATAGCTGCACAAAAAGAGATACTTGGTAAAGATGCAGATGTTAGACTTACTAATCTTCAAGATTGGGCAAAAGCTAATGGTGGAGATGAAGCAATATTTAATTCAATGATGACTTCAGCAGCAAGTGTTGAGTTTATGGAAGGTGTTATGAAGAATAGTCAAGGCACTGCACCAGCACCATCTAATGTAACTAAACCAACAGTAGATAAAGATACTATTAACGCTATGAGGTTTGCAAAAACTGAGAGTGGAGACCGTAGAATGTCAGTAGACCCAGCATATCGTGCTAAGGTTGAACAGATGGAGCAAGAGTTTTACGCATAATAATACAAGGGGGAATTAACCCCCGACTATATATCTCCACGTTCTTCTTTCATGGAACTAACCCTCCTTTTCTTTATAAGTTAAAAACTCACTCCCTTTAAATAAATTACTATTAAGTTTTAACCACTTCATTGCAACTCCTTTTGGGTTTCTTTATTATAGCATAGCAATATCTAACAACTTATTATATAATGCTTTAATTTCCTCACTACTATTAACTTCCATTTCTTTTTTAACTAATACTAAAAGAAGACCCATATCATTTTGAGTTAAATTTATATATTCTTCTTCCATTACTTCATATCCTTATGAAATTTCTTTGCAATCTTAACTAGTATGTCATTAGTCATTTCATGTTGTGGATTTTCTATTGTTGCTTTAAGTGCATTTATTCCATATGCTACGACTCGCACATTTCCTTTTATATAGCCTATTGAGTTATCAATTCTATCTACAGTCCTAGAGCAGAACTTTTCTTTTTCATCAATCAAAGTTAAACCACTATACTCACATTTTTGTCTATTCATAAGTCGTTTAAAGTCATTAAATGATAAATCAAACTCATGCTTTAATTGTCTAGCATTATTGAATTTAACTGTATATTTTTTAGCTATTTCTAAATCGGTCATCTAAACTCCTTTTTAATAATAATAACTTCATCATAGTCTACAGACCCTTCTTCCACATCAATCTCTTTAAGTGAAATTATCTCAAACCCTAAGGCTTCCAACGCTTCTTTAGTGTCTATCTTGTCTTCTTGTAGTAGTTCTTTTAGTAGGTCTAGTGATTTAGGCATTAGTCTCATCCACAACTTCAATCTTAATATCATTTGGAACAGCGATAGTTTTAATGATATTATTTACAAAATTAACCATTATTCTAGTTTCCATTGATTTTGCATCATACCCTTTCCCTAAATTAACAGACCACTCTTTTACTGCTTGTGTTGCTAATTCATTAATCATACTATCTACTTTTGGTTGTACCATATCGTATATATAGTTTGATACCTCTGCTTCAACTTGACGCTTTAACATATCCTCAAGCATTGCTACTTCTTTGTTTTCCATAAATACATCAGCATTTGTTTTCATATTTATCCTTTACTAAAGTATATATAAACCTACAACAATAAGCAAAGATATTACTTAAATTTAAAAAGAAATGCCCATAGTGTAACTTTAAGTAACATTTATGTTATAATAGTGCTGATATTAAAATATTAACTACGCAAGATACCTCTTATATAGAGCCTAGCAAGTTGAGATTTTGTAGCTTAAAGCTATGAACTCCCACTTGTTGGGAGCTACCCAAAGCCTTTTAGCAAATATTAAAACAAATTAAAATAGCTTTAATACTAAAGCAAAAAGGATAGAAAGATGTCAGCAGCATTAAATTCGGTAGCAGTAGAGCAGTTCGATAGCGAAGTAAAACACGCTTATCAAGGTATGACTACATTAAGAGGTTGTGTAAAAGCAAGAAATAATGTAACTGGAGACAAGTACGATTTCCGTACAATGGGTAAAGGTTTAGCAACAGAACGTACTGGTAGTTCAGCAGATGTAGTTCCTATGAATATTGACCATGGTGTAAAAGTTGCAACACTTGTAGATTTTGAAGCACCTGAATATACAGATATTTTTGACCAAGCAACAGTAAACTTTGATGAGATTACTGAATTAGCAACTACAATTGCTGGTGCAATGGGTCGTAGAGATGACCAGTCAATCATTGATGCACTTGATACTACTACAACAACAGTTGGTACAGGTACTCAAAAACTTGATTTAGCTACTATTACAGCAGCAGCCAAGAAACTAAATGCAGTTGAAGCACCAATGGAAGATAGATATTTCGTAGTACATGAAGGTGGTCTTGATGATTTACTAAATGACGACGATATCAATGACTTCGATAAGAATACTGTTAAAGTTCTTATGACAGGAGAGATTGATACTTTCATGGGTTTCAAGTGGAAGATAATTGGATCAGGTCGTTCAGAAGGTGGTTTACCACTTACAACTACTGTACGTTCAGGTTTTGCATTTCATAAAGCATCAATTGGTCATGCAGTTGGTATAGATATGAATACTCGTGTTGATTATGTTGCTCACAAAGCATCTTGGTTATCAATGGGTATGTGGAAAGCTGGGTCAGTTGCGATAGATGTAACTGGTATCGTTGAAGTTAAATATTTAAACTCATAAGGAATTATTATGGCAGGATTTACGAAAGCAAGTTTTAGTGGTAATGTTGGAGCAGGTTCATTAGCTCCTTCATTTTATGTGTATGGTTCAAGTACGGACAACAAAGCAGCAGTTATTGCTGATGATTACTTTGCTAGTATTGTAAATATTTTAAATGTTGGAGATTTTATTCTTGCAACAGCTAGTGATGCTTCAGTTCTTCTAGTAGTTACTAAGTCTGAGTCAGGCGAAGTAGATACTGGTTACGTAGCAGTAGCATAGTTTATATGGTGCCTAGTGAAAATCTAGGTACTAATATATACTAAGGAGCTATAACATGACTGGCACAACTTCAGCAATATCATTATCATCAAACGCATTATTACTTCTAGGGCATGAGCCGATAGCAAGTTTTGAGGATGGAACATCAGGTGCTACAATAGCTGCTAATCTTTATGAGAACTCTTATCTAAGTCAATTAACTAATCATAGATGGAGATTTGCAACAAAAAAAGGTAGACTTGCTAGACTTACAACTTCACCAGAGAGTGAATATCAATATGCTTTTCAGATGCCTTCAGATTGTATCTATTTAATCAAAGCATCAGTAGCAGATTATCAAGTATATGGAGACCAGCTTTACACAAATAACTTAGAAGTTGATGTAGATTATACATATAGAGTTAAAGAAGATAAGCTACCACCATACTTTACAAAGATGTTAGAGTTCTTTTTAGCTGCACAGTTTGCAGTATCTTTAACAGGAGATATTGAAAAAGGAAAATACTTCTCCATGTTGTATATAACTGAATTAAAGAGAGCTAAATTTGCAGACTCAACTCAGACACCACAAGATACTTTTGTGGATAGTCCTTACTTACTTATAAGATACTAAGATGGGTACTGAATTTATACAATCTAATCTAACTGGTGGAGAGATAGCACCAGAGCTTCACGCAAGAATAGATATAGATAAATATGGAACAGCATTAGCAATAGCAGAAAATGTTGTAATTGTGCCTCAAGGTGGATTAAGAAGAAGACCTGGAATGGCGAAAGTTGAAGATGGTTTAGTAGGTGAAGATGCAAGACTTGTTCCATTCGTATTTAATAAGACTCAACAATATCTTTTAGTATTTAAAGCTGGATACGTTGATGTATATAGAGATGGCTTAATAGTAAAAGCAGACTTAGCAGTTCCATACAGCACAATGACTATAGTAAATGACTTAGATATTATTCAATCAGCAGATACAGTAATAATCACTCAAGAAGACAATGCTCCAAGTTCAATTGTAAGGGGAGCAACAGATGCAGACTGGACTTTTGCAGCTTTATCTCTTACAATACCTGATTATGATTTTGGGTCAGGTGACGAGCCAACATGGAGTATAGCAAGAGGATGGCCAATTGCTTGTGCATTTCACATGGGAAGATTATGGTTTGCAGGAAGCACAGAAAGACCTACAACTGTATGGGGAAGTCGTGTAAATGGTTTCTTTGACTTTACAGCAGTAGAAACAAGTGGTGTTATTCCTGATGACCACGCAGTAGAAGATATTATAGAGTCAGACCAATACAACAAGATAACAAATATCTTTAGTGGTAGAAGTTTACAAGTATTTACAGCAGGTGCAGAATATTATAATAGTGTAGATATTATCACACCAGCAGACTCTGCTTGGAAATCTCAAACAGGTTATGGCTCAAAAGGTATTAGACCTATATTTATAGATGGTGCAACTCTTTTTATAGACAGCT